TCAGGACGGAAGCCGGGGGATTTTCCCTGCCGCCCGCTCCTGTGCCCCGGCTACGGCGTGCGTGTAAAAGCTCGCAGTCGTCGCCACGGAAGCGTGACCGAGCTGAGCCGCTACGGCCGCGGGATCCGCTCCGGCTTCCAGCATAAGCGACGCAGCCATGTGCCGGACGGTGTAGAGCGGGATAGGTCTGCCGAGTGTGCGCCAGGCTATACGCTCCCATGTCATGCTTGGTGTGACGAACGGTCTGCCGAAGCAGTTCAGGCATACCCTGTCCTCCGGCTTCTTTCCCTCCGCTCTCTGACGGGCTTCGTCCGTCCACCACGCGGGAGCGATGACGTCCTTCCAGCGGGACACCTTTGGCATCCAGACATGCGCCCGGCTGTGCGTGAGGTCGACGTCCTTCCATCTCAGGCCGGACGCTTCCTTGCCGGGCCTGAGGCATAGGGCAAGACATGTGCGGATAAACCACTGGAGAGGCGGGTTGCAGGCGTTGTACACCTTCATAAAGTCAGTGAAGTCGGCGCAGTTGTGGCCGTGAGGCTCCTCCGGCAGAGGCCGGTATCGTTCCCACGGAACAGCCTGCAGGAAGTCCTCGCTGGCGCACCACCTCCACGCGGCAAGAAGCTTGTTTACGTGGGTGTTGATACTGGAGGGCGTAAGGCGGTACTCGTCCCGCAGGATGGTGCGGAAAGTCATAAGATCGCGCCTGTCCAGGGTGTCCACATACTTCGTGGCCAGCCAGTCACCCATCCTTGACAGGACGAGAGCGAAGTACTGCTGCTGGATCCTGCAGTGTCTGGTGTTCTTAAGAAACAGAAGGATTGACTCAGACACGGTCAATCGGGTATTTTCTGGTTCATCATATTGAATGCTCCTTTCGAAAGCTTCCGCGTCTTCCCGGGCCCGGAAGCTCTTTTGTTTCCATTTGGTTCCGTCTTTATACTTTACGATATAGCGGCCATCGCTACGCTGAGAGATGCTCATGCAGTCCTCCACTGCGGATGAGGGCCGCCGCACTCTCAGCAGATATCGTTTTTTTGCGGACAGGTCTACGGGTTGAGGTTACCTCGAGAATGTCATCCTGCCTGGCTTCGAGGCGTGCAATGGCCTTCTTGTGCTCGATAATCTCCAGCCGGATTTTCCGCAGCTCGGTAATCTCACTCACTCCGTCCATATGACCTCCAGATCCGGATTGCGGTACGGGCTGGCGTGACAGCACCATATCCTGCAGGCTTCTTCCTCTTCTGCGGGGTGGTGCTGATACATGGTGCGTGTCACGCGGTCAATAATGGTTTTTGCCTCCTGCCAGAGTGCGGCATGCTTGTCTCTCCACGTATCGGCGAGCACGTAGGCGTCGCCGAAGGCGTATTCCGCTACGAACCAGATCACTCGCCAGCCGCGCAGCTGCTCATCCTTCGGCTCCGTTGTATCGTAGATCGCTCCGTTCTCCGCTGCGCCGTCGCAGGCGGCCGTGATAGCCCGGTTCTCTCCGGCGCTGAGCCTGTCTACCTTGAGGCTGTCATGGAGGCGCTTCAGGATAGGGCGGAGTTTCTGCAGAGCGGGAGAAGGCTTGCCGCAGGCTTTGGGGTAGTAGTCGATTGCTGCCAGAGGGAAGGATATGCCCAGGACTGCGTCCCGATGCTCGTATGGGCTGGTGGGATAAGCAGCAGCCATTATTCCTCCTCCTCTTCCAGCTCGTTCCCGGACGCGTAATACGCGTTGGCCTGTGCCGCGCGCATAGCGTTTAAAACAATGTCCTCATCGTCATCTGTTAAAATGTTTTCCTTTTGGACAAAATAAAACAGGGCCCAGAGCATATGGCGCATTACCATCTCGCGTGTGTAGCCTTTGGTGCGCAGATGGCGGTATGTCGTCCCCATCATTATTTCGAGAACGCCCAAATAAGGAATGTCGGAGGGGAAGTTGTCCCCGCTGTGTTTTTTAAAAAAATCAAGGCAGTCATCAAAAGTCATTTCTATTTCCTTTTGTCTATATTCTCGTGGGGCGGCAGCAGCGCTCCCATCTCTAGTCCCTCCGTGGTAGGGTGCTTCCGCTAATGTTAACCTAAACCCGATGCAGCTCGTCCGCACCGGCCCCAACCACGGAGGAAATTCTATGGGAACTTATTTTCACCTGTCAGTAGCGTTGCTGTCTCCGGGGAGCATCATAGAGAACGGCAACTTCGGGCGAATGCTGGAATCATATCTCCCAAACGGTAAATTCGACATAAGTCTCCTTTACAGGGAGGAGGTCTTAGAGTTCGTCAGGCGTACTGAATACGTGGATAAGCCTTCACGATTTAAGTCCATATTTCTCCTGAAGAATATGGAAGAGGCTAAGCAGTACATGATGTTCAACGCGCAGTTCCACAACATGTATGAGGTGGAGATAGTCGATTCCTCTAAGCCTCTACATGAAGGCATCTGGTGTCCTGATTTTCCGGTTGGCGGCGCGCTCAGGAAGTACGCGTACGACTATGCGTCGGTGTACTGGAAGGGCGAGATTCGCCCTTTAACGATTCAAGGAGTGCCAGTCTTTCCGAGGGAGATAATCGTAGAAAGCCCTGTAAGAGTTCTGAGGCGAGTCCAGCTCCACTAGTTCTTGCCTTCTCAAGCATGGACATCCTTAGGCATGGGTTGGGAACAGCATAACAGCGACTGCATTCATACAGTATGGGGCAGTCTCCGCACGATTCGTCCTTGAAATGCTTTGGGCAACTCGACCTTCGTATATCCGCAAGGGTGAACTTCGGAAGAGCCATGCCATCTTCGAAGCCACGGTGCGCGGCTTGTGTATGTGCACCGTGGCCTATTTTATCGTTATGCATTTTTCTTCTCCTTTTTACCTCTCCCGTAGATGTCCACCTCGCCGCGGGCGAAGGCGATATCTCGGGGAGACATGTACCTTGTGAGCTTGTCTTCCGGGACGCCGAGCTCTAGGAAGAGGGCATATCTGTCTTTGTCAGACATGTTTTTTCTCTCCCACCATCGAAACTCCAATGGAGCGCCAAAGGGTATGATGAGGTCTTCTCCGTCAAAATGCGGGGCGACGTCGCCCTCGGAATGCCTGGAAAGCAAATCAGCCAGGAGCTCCACTTCGTGAATGCTCATCTCTCCAAGCTTCTTGCCATCAAGTTCATAGAGTTTGATATCAGACCAAAGGGCGGCGCCGTCGCGAATCCTCATGAGGTTACCCCCAGCACGCGCTCGATACCCCGGCGATCGAACTGAAATCCCAGATGGCACATCGCTGCGTATTTCGACATGGCTGTCTGGCCGAGCAAATCGGGCTGCAAGTTGTATCCCATACGGTTAAGCAGCTCTATCTGCTTCTCGCTTGCGGGATCGTCCAGCCAGCGGCGTGTTTTCCTGGCTGCAGTCTCAGTCTCGAAGTTGCGGAGATAGTCATCGGCTGCGGCCATTGCTTGGAGTCTGCTGCCGATCAGGAGCTCCTCGACTTCTCCCGTGCGCTGCTTGCCCAGAGCATGCCAGGTATCGCCGGCATCTGTCGTCATGATACCGGCCCAGGCCTCGAAGCCGGTGGCCATGAGAATAGAGCCGTTCCCGAAGAGGTCGCAGTAGCGGAAGGGGGAGGCGTCCAGTATGTCCATCTCTGTGAGGTCGACATGCTGCAGAGGTTCCTGCTCACCGAGCGGTTCGAAGCGGAAGCCGCAGAGTGGGCATACCTTGACCTGCGCGGGGACTTCGGCGCCACATCCGCACTTCCCTTCACTATCAGGGAAGTGAATCGTCATCCCCGGCCGGTATTCTGTGGGGCAGATTTTTGTAGGGGCGAGAGAGGGATCTGGTATGCGATCCTTCCCATCATCCCCTAAGCCGGCGTCGGCGATGAGGTTCCCATGAACCAGGAGGCTCTGACCGAAGTCCATCACCACGCAGTCTTTCTTGATGACGCCAGGGTAGAGCTTATGGTCAACCGTTCGCAGGCCTCGCCCAACCATCTGGATGAGCGGACTTTTATCAGAGCACTGCCGCAGAAGAACGACGCAGGATACAGGCTGATAATCCCATCCCTCTGTCAGAATCATGCAATTGGTAATGACCTTCGTCTTCCCGGCTGTCATGGAGTCAAGGATAGCCGTACGCTGCTCCACCGACATACCGCCATGCACGCAGGCGGCCGGGATACCAGCCCTGGTAAAGGCTGTAGCGACATCCTCTGCATGGGCGACTGTCGAACAGAAGACGACGGTAGGGCGCCCGTCGGCATATTCCCTCCAGTTGCGTATCACTTCGGCGTTCACGGCGTCGGTGTTGAGTATAGCTTCGACGTCGTGCTGCTCGCCAAAGTCGGAGCAAGTACGCAGGGAAGCAAGGCGCTCTCGTGTACCAGCAGTGTCTATGACGAAGGCGCGCGGCGGAACCAGGAATCCCAGGCTCACAAGCTCGCGTATCGTGATATTGTCACAGACGTTGTTGAAGAACCTGCGAAGGCCTTTGCGGTCAGACCGGGACGGTGTGGCCGTGAAGCCGGCCAGCATGACGTCAGGGTTCTTCTCCCTGGCAGCCTCTATGATGGCACTCCAAGTCGGCGCGGCGATGTGATGCGCCTCGTCGGCGATGATGAGGTCCAACTTCGGTATCCTGCTTAGATGGCCGACTAGTGACTGAACCATGGCAAAGGTTGTCTGACTGCGGAACGTTTTTTTATCAGCTGTCCAGAGGCCGATGGAGGTTTTGGGATTGACTGCGCGATACTTGGCGCAGTTTTGCTGGACAAGCTCGTGACGGTGCTGCAAGACCAGCGTTTTTCCGTCTATGGCCTTGCCGATGGCTGACAGACAGATAGTCTTGCCCGCGCCCGTGGCGGCCACGGCCAAGGTGTTGCCGTGGTCCGCCAGAGCCTTGACCGCCCGATCGACGAGCCTTTTCTGATAAGGGCGCAGGAGCATGGCTAGAACGGAACTGTGTCAGAGGTGTTCGCAGCAGCCGCCATGGGAGGCGGCGTCGCTCCCCAAGACGGCGTAGGAGCTGTGGTCTGGAGAGGAGTGGCAGGCTGCTGCGTGGGGGCCGGCTGTCCCCATGCAGGAGTAGGCGCTGATGCTGCGCTGGCAGGCTGCTGCGCTACCCAGCTGGGGCGCGGGGCGGGAGCTGCCGTGGCAGTCTGCTGCACTTCGGGGACAGGCTCATTGGAAATCATTTCTCCCTGCTGGGTGAGCTGCTGGTAGCAGGAATCGTCAATGGTCACGACGGAGTAGAGACGGTTGTTGATGTAGACCTTCCCGTTGTGGGAAGGCTGCGACTGTTCGCAGTCCACGACGATGAAGCAGGTCAGCCCATCCAGTTCGGACCAGCGCTGGAGCTTACGGGCCTGCGTTGCGGTCGGGCTGTTATCTTTTGGCCTGATTCCTCTTGAAGCCTCGACCATGGCACGGATGCTGCGGATGGAGATGTCAACGGCCTTCTGCTGTCCGGTGGTCTGGGCGTTAGCCAGGTTGAAATTCTGATAGATGACTTTGCCGACGAATGTCCCGCGGGTAACGGTCAGCTTCGTGGCCAGATACTCCAGACCAGAATGCGCCCTGGTGAGCTCAGGCGCAGAAGAGCCTGCGCGGCTGGCTTCGGGATAGATGATGGACAGCTGCACCTGGACTTTAGACTTTGGAGGGATAACAAGATTGGAGCCTGTCTGCTGTTCGCCTGCGTTGTTAAGGTCGATGCTCATAAGTTACTCCTTCAATCAATTTGATTTTTCTTGTGTCGTAGGGATGGCATAAGCGCCATGTGTGGCCAGGTTGAGCGCCTGATGGAAGGCGTTCCATGTCTTGTCCTGTCCGATGAGAATTTTGGGCGGGAGTCCCCAGCGGTTCTTCGCTAAGAAGTAGGGGCGCTCTTCCGTGAAGATGATGCGATCACCTTCGCCTTCTGCCCGACGCTTCTCGCCCTTCTTCTGGTCGCCGATGATGCGGCGGTCGTAATTGCAGAAGAGGACCATGTCCGACCATTCCTGCCAGAGAGCGAATGCCCTTTTATGGACACGGATCTGATAGCGGTCATACGGCTCGCCATCAGGCGGCGTGTGTGTCCTGATCTCGGAGTGAGCGATTACAACTACAGTCATGCCGCGATTGTGGCGGAGGCTGTCCAGGCCGCCCATGATGAAGCGCCAGTTGTCATCAGCCGTCACGTAGCCCTTTCCGTAAGCGGCATCCTCGATATGCTCGATGCCCAGGTCTCCACATGTCTTTGCGAGGACAAGAGGCTCAAGCCAATCGAGGCTGTCAAGGACCAGTGTCCTGAAGGGATGCTCACCATGCAGCGCCTGAATGGCGTCGCATATGTCCTGGTACGAGGCCGCGATAGTGGGGAAGGTCGCTACGTCGAGCGCTCCGGCTCCATCCTCTGTCCGCAGAAGGATAGGTGCCTCGAAGCTGCATCCGAATGTCGTCTTCCCGAGCCCCTGGACTCCGTAAATCAGGATGCGCTGCGGCCCGAAGAGGCCGCCAGTGCGGGTGATTGCGCTGAGGTCGAAGCTCATGCCGGCACCCCTGTAAAAGAGAGAGCCGTACGCCTCTCCACCGTCATGGCGTCGGTGATGAGCGCCTGCTGTTCCGGCGTTGCGTACTTAGACAGGAAGATATCGATGGTCTTCTTGTCCACAGGCTTCCACTCGAAGGTGAAGGCCTTGAGGAATGTCGCGTCGCCTATCGCGGCGCGGGCGGCGTTGAGTTTGTCCTGGTCCCACTTGTATTTCTCCATGATCTGGACGCGCGCCCGGACATCTCCGGCGTCGGCATACCCGGTGCGCTTGCCGTCAGGGACCTGAACCCTGGCGATTATCTCGGTCTGCAGGTCTGTGTACCTGCTCTTGAGCTCGTCAATCTGACGCTTGATAGAAACTGCTTCGGTGATTGCCTGCTCGATAGTCATGATGTGACTCCTGTTCTTTTATCTTTAGTTGGCGGGGCGCTGAGGCCCCGCCTAGTCCAGTGTGCGGGAGGAACCGCATGGCCCTGCCTGTGCCGGGCAGGGAATTTGGGGAAATGTGGTGAAGGGGCGGCCATGTAGAGAGAGGTAGTGGCCTGAGAGAGAGACTGTATCCTCTATGGCCGCCCTGTCTGGTGACTGCGCCGGCAGGCGTCACCTTCCTGCTGGCGCTTCCCTGGGACTGGGAAATTTGGGGGCGCCATTGTCCATGGCTGACGCCCCTGGCGCTTCCGGCGGCGACCTGCGCGCCAGGTAGTGCCGCCGTTCCCGCGGTACGGGAAAGTCTAGAAATTCCTGGCAGGTAAACAGGAAAGGTGTGAAAAACCTGTTTACCTGCCGATGCCTGCGCCGGTGAGGTGGAGGTTAGCCCCTCACCGGCGCATTCCCGGACCGCCCGGGAAATTTCTTGCAGGGAGGCCACATCCGGCCTCCCTTGTTCCCTACGTGCGGCCTTTCTCTTTCCGCACGTCCCAGCCCGGCCACTCCGGGCGGGAAAGCCCTTAGAAATCTGTGCCAACGATGAACAGCATACCGCTAGTGACCATTACGCAGGCCACCCACGCGGCTGCCGCAAAGGTTGTGGTGGATGGCCTCAATGATGCGCTCGCGGCGCGTGCGGCGGGCGCGCTGCGCCATCTGCCAGGCGAAGGCCCTGCGGCCCTCGCGGACTGTCCTGCTCTCGATGGCGGAAAGAAGAGCGGCTGCGTCGTGAAAACGTTCTGTGGCAGTGTACATTTTATGCCTCTGATTTTTCTACGGTGATAACTTCCCCGAAGCGGCTGGTGGGATACCAGCAGACGTCTTCCCGATAGCACACGAGGGCATCTATGCCGTCGGGGAACCTTCTCTCAGTAAAACCATCCAGAAGAATCTCGTCCAAGAACTCGCCGCCTTCATGCTCCCGCATAAATTTCTCAACATCCTCTGCGAGGAGGAATTCGGACATGAGATATTTCATTTTTATCTCCTCCTATCCCGTCTTCGTGTCCCTCGTTCTTCGCACCTTACTGACAAGGCAGTGTGCGGCTATTCCGACTTACCCTATGGTTCAGGCCGTCCCTGCCGGACAGACGGGGCCTTTGGTGGGTAGAGCCTCTGCTTACTCGGGACCTCGGAAGGTTCCTTTCCGCGGCTCTTCTCCCCGCTGGCAAAGACAGGATATATCAATCGTTATAATATGTAAACAAAAAATATCGATTGATATAATTATGGAGATAGAAGGATAATTTCTCGGGCAATAAAAAAGCCCCTCGGGGAGGGGCTGGAGCAAAACATGGAATGCGCCGTCCGTCAGCAGACGCCTGAATTTTTTAATGTGGTTTTGAAAAGCTTGAATACCCTTTGCACTGCAAGCAGGGCACCGACGCCAGAGCTTATAAAAAGAAATCCAACAATTGGGTGGTTCTGAGGCTCGAAGAACAAAGCCAAAATAGAAACCATGATGGCTCCGAGAGTCCACCTGAAGGCTGCAAAATGATAGCGGACATAGAGTCGGAAGACGTTCATCTGCTTCATAGCCTTGAAGAAATCATTGTTGCTGAAGCCTGCCAATAGGCAGAGAGATGAGATCTCAAAACCAAGAGCAATTGAGAACAAAGTGAAGTAGACGTTCTCAAGCTCAGTACAGACTTCATCTAAGCCATATGGGCTGAGAAAATAAAGAATCACAAAGGAAGTCAACGCGATCGAAGCTGGTTTCCAATTTTCAATTGCTCTCTTAAGGGGTGATGTATATGGCAAGCTCATTTGCCTTTTCCTCCAAAGCTGAAATGCCTGCAGAAAGGAGTGAGTGTCGATCCAGTTCCCGGCCTGGAGTCAGGCTCACATCCTGAAATGATACAATTCTGTCTGTAAGCAAATCTATTGAAGAGCATTTGGGATGTCCATCTATATCTTCCTGTATAGTAGCATCTAGAGAGATGATCGCTCCGTCATCCGTCTCATCGTGGTAGGTTTTGAAGCAATTCAGAATGTTACGGAAAAACTCTGGCAGTCCTGCTCGCGTTCGTCCAGCACTCCATGTCAATTCCATTGTGGGGGAAGAGAAAAGCGTTCGAATTGCCATGGCTTCGTCTGTGCTTATGTTCCCAGTCGAAAGCTTTTGGTAGTCCAAAGCACCGGCGAATTTTACATGTGCCTTGCGAACTTCCCTGGCATTCGCCAATCTTGTCAATGCGTTAATAGTTAGTGCCGGAACAAAAGTAAAAGATGCTCCTTGCGCGAAGAGGTTTAAATACTGGCATATTGTATTTGGGTATATGGCATTCCGGTTGGAACTCACGGCCGCTACATCCCCAGAAGGATTGACAGCCATGGAGACAGGTTCGTCCAGAGCTTCAGAAGGAGCTAGCCCTAAAGAAGACATTTCCCAATTTTCATCGCTTTTTGACGGGACCCCCCGTATTCGTTTGCTTCTAAACAGATAGGAGATACCAAGGCTATTACGGAGTGGAGCGCCGTCAAGAATTCTTAAGCTTCCGTTGACATTTTGTTGACGTTCAGCAGTTCCCCTAGCCATTATATTGGAAAGCACTTGATGGATGCCATAGGGAAAATTTGAAGACTTTTGTATTTGAAAAAAGTTGAATTTAACTTTTAACGAGTTGTCTGGCATTCGCCTCTCCTCTGCCTACTGCTTTCTAGTCACCCAAAATCCAATAGCGCCAAGCCCAAGAATAAAAAGATTGATGGCAAGCTTAATCGTCATTGAATTTGTCTTGGCCTTGCTTGAGAGCTTTCTTTTTGGCCCGTTCTAATTGCTGTATGCTTTTCTCTGGGGGTGGAAGATCTTCAGGCATGGTGCCTCCAAGTTCTTTGATTGTCTGGCGGACTTTCTTGCCTACGACCGCTAAAAAATTACGCCACTGTGCGTATCCGAGCATTTCAGCAAATTCCCTAGCCAGCCAAAACTCCATGCCGTTTTCTTCGTGGCGGATGTCTTCAAAAGTGTTTTTGTTGTCAGGCATGTCGTCTCCTGTTGTAAGCTCTCTACTTCTTCCTCACGTCCGACCACGCCCAGATGACGCGGCCAATAACGGCCTTGGTCAAGTCTCCGTCGTAGTCTTCCCTCAAGCTGTACAGCATGGGCGGATTCTCGGCGGCGTTGTCCGAGTAGAACTGAATGATCCAGTCATTCTTAGCTCTGTGAAGTGACACGCGCTTGATCATGCCTGCATCGTCGGGATCGCGCACCAGCATGATGTGCCCAGGATAGCGCACGTCTTTGTCGTCGCGGTCCACAAGCACTATGTCGCCGGGATTCAGAAGAGGGCACATGGAAGTTGAAGTCGGGCCAATTTCGACTGCTATGAGGTTTCTTCTGCCTCTAATGGCTTCGACGTGCCTGTAGGCCAGAAACCAGCTTTTCACTTCGCCTTGGTCGAAGTAGCCGGGGCCTGCGCCCACTTCGCCCACGAGAGGAGCGGCGATGTAGTCTTCAGCCACAGGCGGGGGCACGTTCGCCCCAGCCGGCATGAGCTGGGCGTCGATGAAGCAGACGTCCTTGTCTGGCGTGTTGTCTTCCGGCTTGTCGCTGTAGGTGATTTTTGCGTGGATGGCGTTCATCAGCTTGACTGCGGAGTCCAGATACAGACTCCTTTTCCCAGAGATGAAAGCTGATAGAGCCGGCTGTCTGATGCCCGCCAGCGTGGCCATTTGCTCCTGGGTGAGGCGGTTTCGCTTCATGTAATCCCGAAGGCGCTTACGGAAAATGTCGATGCTCGTTTCCATAGTTGTCTCATATCCATATTTATAACGGCTGTCATATATCGAATCGGAATATTTGGCTTGCTATATTATAATGATTGATATAAATTGGCTTTATGAACACACAAGATTTCCGCATCCGACTAGCTGAGGTTATGGCCAGCAAGAAGCTCACGCAGAAAGACGTGGAGACGCAGTATGGCGTTAAGCAGGGAAGCATCTCCTGTTTTCTGCGGGGAGTCAGAGGGCTTTCTGGGGCCAGCGTCCTAGCTCTTCTGCCGTTGCTGTCAGAAGGCGGTCTCAACGCAGACAAGGAACTTGAGGATGCCCACAAAGACTGACCCTTTTTCAATCACGTGGAGATATAGTCATGACGATGGCGTATAGCTGGTTCCGCGTCTACAACGGGACGATTAATGATACGAAATGGCCACGCATTGCCCGGGACGCAAAACAGTCTGTAGGGGCCGTTGTGTCGGTATGGATGGCGCTCCTGGAGTGCGCGTCCATGAGTGATGACCGGGGATCCGTCGATGACTTCAGCCCCGAAGACATAGACGTCCTCTATGGGTACGACGACGGGACTACGGATAGCATCTTTCAGGCGATGAAAGCCCGCGGGCTTATCACTTCCGACAACCGACTCGAGGCTTGGGCAAAACGTCAATCTCCAGAATCCGGGGATGCGGGAAAGCCGAGCCTGCCATGAAATATTTCCGCGCATTCGGCATTCCGCTGTCAGAGATTCGCCCCGACCTGTGGCCGCCTGCTTATGGCAAAGCTATCGCCGCCAAGCAGAAAGCCGTGGAGCAGGCATCTCCAGCTATGTCAGCAAACGGCGATCAAGAGGGGAAACCCGAATGAAGCTACAGCAGATAATCCTGAACTGGCTTGCCGAACGTGGTTTGACGCTCGCTGAGCTAAGCTTTTTTTCCGGTGTATCTCCATCTGAACTGCAAAAAATCATGGATGGCGGAACCCCCGATCCCTCGGACGGCCAAAAACTTTTCACGTATCTGGAGATAACGGAGCCCCACCGATGAGCGGACTTCACTTCACCAGGCACGCGCTCGAGCGATGCCAGGAACGGGGCATCGACCCGGAGGAGGTGATCACCGCGCTCACCTCCTGCCGGACGCGCGTTCTGGAGGCAGACGCCAGGTCAGTGACTTTCGTTTTCCGTCGGCTGCGAATCATCTGCAACGCCAAAGACGGGAGCATCGTCACCGTCTACAAGGTCAAACCGCTCAAGCGTCAGCTCAAAAAACGCAGACAGGATTTTAAACGTCACAAGCAGGAAAACCTGCATATGGACAAATTTTAAGGGGGAGGGTAAATGATAGATTTAAATTCCCGGTCCGGACTGTCGGACCGGCTGAACTGGCTCATCGACGCGGGCATTGACGCCAGCGTCGAAACGCCGAGAACATACCTTGGATGCTCCGCAATCGGTGGCGCGTGCGAAAGGGCAGTACAGATAGAGTACGCCCAGGCCTATGCCATAAGTCGCAACGCAGGCCGTGATGCAGGATGTACAGCATCGGCTTGTCCCTTCCCGGCCCGTGTCCGCAGAATTTTTGAAAGAGGACATGATGTTGAGGATCGTGCCGCTAGATGGCTGCGCCTAGCCCGCCTGCTGCTTGTGACGGAGGACCCGCTTACCGGCGGACAGTTCGAGGTGTCTTTTCTCGGCGGCCGCCTGCTCGGTCATGCCGACGGTATCCTGACCTGCTGGAGAGGCGAGGGCGACGCGCCCTTACCGCTTCCGGCACTCTGGGAGTGCAAATGCCTTGCCCACAAGTACGTCATGGCTGCGCGCCGTGACCACATCCGGAAGTCTCACCCTAAATACTGGTATCAGATGCAGCTTTACATGATGGGACTGCACCTCGAACGCGGACTGATCACCTGCGTCGATGCGGACACCATGGAGCTGTATCACGAGCTCGTACCGTATGACGAAGGCGAAGCCATGAAGATGCTGCAGCGCGCGACGCGGATTGTCCAGGCAACTGATGCCGGGGAGCTGCTGCCGCGTGCGGAGCTGACCCCCGCTGCCATGGCCTGCCGCATGTGCCGCGTGGCGAAGCTCTGCTGGGGTGCGTGATGTCTGCCGTCATTGACCTCAATGCCGCCGCCAGACAGAATGAGGACTGCCAGCCATGCGCTGATGCGCAGAAGGTGCTTTCCGTTATGGCCCGGCGCATGGAGGTGGACGGCCTGGGCCTGCAGGACATAGTGCCCGATGGCGCTATGCACCGCTTCGCTCTGCCCGGCGAACGTGGCGGCAAGCGCAGCGGATGGTACGTCGCCTATGCTGACGGCGTAGCCTGCGGCGTGTGGGGCAACTGGAAAACCGGTCTCTCCGAGAAGATAACCGGTCTGGATGAAGACCTGGCGACGAACGCTCCGGCGCGAATCGTCAGTGAGCTTGAGCGCACCATGCTCCGCCAGCGCATCGAATCGATGCAGGCGGCGCGTGAGGCCGAACGCCAGGCAAAAGCCAGAGAGGCCAGAGAATGGTCTGCTCAGATATATGCAGCTGCCCATGAGACCGGTCCGGAGAATCCTTATCTCCGGCGCAAAGGCCTGACCTCTGCCCCTGGCGGGGCACGGGAAGACAGCAGCGGGGCGCTGATCGTCCCGCTCTATGATGGCACAGGCTCTATGGCCGGCGTGCAGCGCATTTCCCCGGATGGAAGCAAACGCTTCCCCTGGGGATTCGCAAAAAAAGGCTGTTTTGCCTGGCTGGACGGCGCGCAGGAGACGGTGCTTATCTGCGAGGGCTACGCTACGGCATGCTCACTGCATGCCGCCACCGGCTATGCCGTAGTGGCCGCTCTCGATGCAGGGAATCTGCCCGAGGTCGCACCTGTCATCAGGCAGGTGCTTCCGCAGTCCCGCATTATCATCTGCGCTGACAACGACCAATGGACACAGAAACAGGGCAGGCCCTGGAACCCCGGCATGGAGTACGCCAGACGCGCAGCCAACGCCGTGGGTGGCAGTGTCATCTCGCCCAGCTTCCGTGACCTCGCGGGCAACCCTGCAGACTTCAACGATCTGCAGGTCCGCGAAGGGCTAGACGAGGTACGTCAGCAGGTGACGCCGCATTCGGGCGTCCCCAGAATCGCTGACTGGTTCAGCGGTGATGCGTACCTCGGCGAAGCTCCGGAACAGCAGTGGCTGGTCGACGGCGTACTTCCGCTCGGCGCTCCCTGCCTGCTTGTCGCCAGCGGCGGCACAGGCAAGGGCATGCTCGCTCTGGACCTGGGGCTGCGCGTCGCCGGACCCCCGATGCAGGGCATAGACCTGAACTACGACTCTGAGGATACATGGCTCGGCGGTGAAGTCACGTCACACGGCTCCGTCGTCATTCTCTCTTCCGAGGACACTCAGGACGACATCCACCGCCGGCTTCAGTCCATGGATGAGGACGGTTCACGCAGGGCCGCTGCCCGTGGACGGCTGGCCATAGTGCCGCTGCCGAACACCGGCGGACCTGTCACTCTCATACGCTCCCGCGGCTTCTCGCAGGGCTATGAGACCACACCGGAGTATGACGACCTGGTGCGGCAGCTGTGCCGCATACCCGACCTCAAACTCATCAATATCGACCCACTCGCTGCATTTGTCGCATGCGATATCAACGCTGATCCGCAGGCCGGAGCCTTCACGCAGGGCATATTAGCTCAGCTCGCTGAGCGCACAGGAGCTACCGTGCTCGTCGCGCACCATATGGCCAAGGCACTCGCTACGATGAAGGACGCAAGTCCCGAGAACGCGCGTCTCGCCATCCGGGGAACCTCGGCTCTCGTCGATGGCGTGCGTCTGGCTATCGCTATCTGGCCCGCTGACACCCAAACGCGCAAGGATATAGAGCAGAACATCGGCCGGCCATGCAAGCCAAACGAGGCTTTTTGCGGCGCGGTCGTCAAAGCCAACTGTCAGGCTGATGGCCGTGTACGGCCCCTGCTGCGCGGCGAAAACGGTGTGCTGCAGTCCGTGCTCCTGAAGGATGAAGTCATCATCCCCCGCGAGGATCAGCTGCGCATGCTCTCTGATACTATCGCGGCCAAGGCCGTGGCTGGGGCCCCGTTCACTGCGGGGACCAAGAGTCAGCCAGGAATCTTTAGCCGCAGGGACGAGCTTCCCGAACCGCTGTCCGGATTTAGCAGGCGGCGTCTCGAGGGGCTCCTGGAGAAAAGCCTCCAGAAGAAGATGGTCGTCCGCTGCACGTATCGCCGCAGCGTAGGCCGCTACCTCGACGTGCCCAGCGGTCCGTTCGCCACAGGAAGCGGTGAAGTCGAAGAGGGGGCAACCAATGAGGAATAATTCAACTTGGGCCACTTGCCCAACTTGCCCACTGGGGTGGGCAAGTTCGATGTACTTGAATTTATTGAGTTTTTTAACTTGCCCGCCCAAAAACCTCAAAACAGGGTGGGCAAGTTGGGAAGTGCCTGAATTTATTGAAAAATTGAACTTGCCCACCGGCAAAAAACTAAAGGGCTCCCGCTCCCCAAATATATCCCCCCTTTAGGGGGGGGGATATTTGGGGCGGCCCAGGCGGAGAAAAAAATGGCCCAAGTTGACCCTTCTTGGAAAATCAAAATCGCATGGCCGCCATCGGTAAACCACGTCTGGCGTAAAACACCATCCGGGCGAATCTACCTGACCAGGGAGGCGCGGATGTTCCGGGCAGATGTGATGAGCCGGCTGGCCGTGGCGCGCTGCCATGGAGTTCTCCCAAAAGCACCTCTCGATGGAGACATCGCCATGACCATGGAGCTCTACCCGCCGGACAGACGAAGGCGTGACGTGGATAATTACAGCAAAGCCGTGCTCGACGCGCTGACCCACGCTCACCTCTGGCGTGACGACTCCCAGGTTAAGCGGCAGACGGTGACGGTGCGCGAGCCCAGGGCTGGCGGGCAGGTGGTGCTGACCATCTCCGCACTGGAGGATGAACGATGAATGAAGGCAGATGGACGAAGGACGACGTAGCCAAACTCGTGGCCATGCTCAGAGACGGCAGGACTGCCGAGGAGGCAGCCAACGCATTAGGCCGGACAGCACCCGCGATATGGCAGTACATGCGCTATCACCGCTCTGCCTTTCATGGGCTTCCAGAGCGGCGAGGCGGTCTGCGCATCAGAGCGACGAAGATGGGCGGCGAAGCGTACATGCGCCGCTGCCACGATTGTGGCGCACCCACGACAGACTATCGCTGCCCTGCGTGCTGGGCTAAGCTCCGCTCCAGGGGCGGGTACTCCCACGACAGACACCGTGCAGGACGTCGAGACGTGCCGCAGTACCCTGTATCAGGATGGCAGCCGGATATGACAGACGGATATGCCTCTGTGAGGCCGCTGTACGGCTTGTGGAGGCTTTTTGGAGTAAAAACCTATGGGGCACGGAAAAAGCAGGAAACGCAACAGAGAGTCGTTTTTGTGGCTTCTGATGGCATATGGAGAAAACGACGGGGAAACAGGAGAACTGAGGTGACGAGGAAAGAATGTTTGGATCATGCGTCCTGCGCAGGTCTTCCGGCGGATGATTCAAAGAAGGTCTGCGCGGGCGGATAAAAAGAAAGCCTCGCGTAGCGACGGGGCTTTTTGAATTTAAATATGATAAATAATTTACGTTTCCACAAAAGGAAGTTTGTTCTGTACGTATTTTACTTTTTTTAAAGAATAAAAAAGTTTTCTTAAATCAGCACATTTTTCTATCATGGATTTATATATAGGTATTCCTCCTTTTCGAAGTAATTCTTTGTTTCCAAGAGCATTATCGTTGTTACTATATTCAATTACATATAATGGTTTATTTTTTTTTAATGTTGTCAATCCAGCAGCCATTGTCCCTCCTTTTATACCAGCCTCTATCACGATCATTGCTTTAGAAAGAGCAATAATAATATGATTTCTTGCCATTGCACGGTAAACTTTCCATCGTGCATCTGGTTCAAATTGGCTTACAACTAAAACTCTATTCCAGTCCCACACGTCAATTAATTCAGATTTTATTCTGAATAAATCAATACCTATAGGTAAAACTATTGTAGTTGTTCCACCGCTTGCAAGCGCAGCTTTGTGGACGTTAATATCAACACCAGAAGCATATCCGGATACGACATTGAATCCATCTCTTGCACACTGGGAAGCGCAATCTACAGCAACGGTAAGACCTTTAGCGCTGACTTTTCTGGAACCACAAAAACCTATGCCACAGCTGTATAACAGGTTCTCATTCCCACAACAGTATATTTTTACTTTATCTCGCCGTTCAACATCAATATATTGAATAAATATGTTTGGGATGTTCATATTTTACGCCTAAAGTATTTAAGTGTTATCTGTGTCTTTTCTTGATTTTACAAAATAAAGACCACAAATTTTTTCAAAACCGGCTTCTTGTAGTTTCATTGCAATAAAGTTTACAGAAACACCAGATTGATACAAATCATCTATCAAAATAATATCTTCATTGTTAATGTTCGCAATATTGACACTGATATCTGCTTTTTCCCAAGCATTCCACTTCTCGTTGAGTGAACATTCTTTTACTTGTGGCCTGCTAGAGCCATAAATAAAATTAGATGTTATATCAGTTAATTTTAATTTATTAGCGATATTTTGTGCAATTACAGATGGTAAATCAAAAGTTTTTTTAGGGCGTGGAGGAACAGCGCATATAAATTTACATTTGTTATAATAAGGAAGAGAAGTGATTGCATTACAAAATTCATTTATCACCCAATTAAGGCAGTCTTTGTATCTGTTGTTATTTTGATCATATTTAAGTATATAAAAAACTTCGCCGTGCGAAGTTCTCTTCGCCTCAGTTTCATAGTTCATGTTTAATGCTATAGAACAGAAAAGCAAATCTCGTAGAAAAACTCTAGTACCTTGAGTTTTTTCCCATTTTTTTATTGTATTTATTTCGTTATCACTAACATATGTCCAAAAATTATTATAAATATTAGAATAATTTAATTTAATTCCAGTATCAGAATAAAAAATTGGAATTATTGTATTGCCAAAATTAACTGAAAATGTACTTTTTCCATTATTTTTTGACAACTGAAGAGAACTTAGTGTGAATATTTTACGATGAGTTGTTTTATCATCTTTCATCTCGAAAAACAATTTTTTGCATATTTTTCTTTGACATAAAAATTCATCTTCATCTATTAGTACTCGAATATTATTTAAATTAAGGTCTAGTTTCATATTATTTCCTAATATTATTTGATTAATTTTTAAAATTGCATCATCTTGGCGAGGATTTCTTCCTGTGCAATCTGACTGACCGTAACTCCTGTGCTTGCAAGCCAGTCGAGGAATAGCTATTTATTTTTGGAATTTGATGTTTTTCATACAACCTACTACCAAGAATATCTGCTTGGTAACCTTGTCAATGGGAGATCTTTAAAATCAAAGCATGAATGTAAAATATTACACACTCCACAATATATTGTGATTGTTGCTACTAGGGCAATAAGCATAAACAAAAACCATTTTCTGCCAACTAAATCTCTGTTATCTTTTTTTATCATTCCAATAGTTAAAAATATAATCCCTTGCAATGTAGCTATAGAAACACACAAAGAAAATAAAAGCCCCAAAATTCCTATTCCATATTTTATGATAAAACCTAGTGATTTAGAAATATATTCCATTGCAAATTAATCCTTCGGCAACGAGATAAAATGACAAGTCGCGTGAAGCATGGAGTGGCAAATGGGCGATAAGGAACTCCTTTTTGGTCTGTCAGGGATAGCCGCACGGTTCCGTGTCTCCAGGGGTACTGTACGCACCTGGTACGCCATGGGCGCTCCCATCATCAGGCTGGGGGAGCGCACCTACAGAGCCTTCTACGAAAACGTGGCAGCCTGGCTGGAATCTCAGGCACAAGGAGAATGGGAATGTACGAAGCAAAAATAGTTGACGAAATATGGAAGGCGCTGAACCATCTTCCGAAAAAGCCCCGGCCCCTCTCGCACATTATTTCACAGGCTTTATATGACGAGGCTGAAGCCTGTGGTGGGTTGTCTGATCTCCTTGGAACCATTGGCAGCTGGGGAGATACCCTGGATGATGAGTATATCGCTCAGCTGCTTGAGGAATACAATTCTGCATCATAACTGCGCAATGATACCGAACTTCATTGCGTTGTCATTGCGTTTGTAGCCCGGTGCTGGTTGGAGAAAATGCTCTTCCAGCACACGGAACTGTGCGATTTTTGTGACGAGGAACAGCCTCCAGTCGGGAATGCCACCCTTGGAACTGTCTCCGCCAGTCTGATAGCAACGGAGTAATAACCCTCTGTCGCCTCTGCCAAGACAATGGGGCTCGACAATACGGGGGAATCCGTCATAAAAGCATGACACGAGAAGTTTGTTCTGAATAGCTGTGATAATCTCGTTTTCTATCATTTTTTCTCCATAGAGAGGAGCCTGCCGGGGCTCTTCTCTTTTTTTTGGGCTTTCCGAAAAGCCTGTCAACAAAAAAATTAACGGTCTCTAACGGTCTGTAACGGTTTCTAACGGTCTCTAACGGTTTCTAACGTCACCCAAAAACGCTCATGCAAAACCCTGTGGTACGTTTTCCCCAAAAGAAGGGGGCAGACCATGGGCAGAATTCCATACCGTAAACCGCCGAAGAAGGTGGTGGCCTCGGCAGCGCTTATCGCTCTTCTCGGTGGAGGGGCTGCCTATCTCAGCCTCGATACCGTAGCGGATTTTGAGGGGTATGTGCCGGAAGGCTACAAGGACCCTGTAGGCATACCCACCAAGTGCTGGGGCGATACCCGCGATGTCGTCGTGGGGCAGGAATACAGCTTCGAGGAGTGCTCGAGGTCTTTGAACGAACACCTCTACGAGAATGCCCGTCCCGTCACTATCTGCGTGAAGGATTTTGACAAGCTCCCGGACAAGACCAAGGCCGCGCTCGTATCCATGGCCTACAACATCGGGCCCACCGCCTTCTGCAAATCGTCTGTGGCCAGGTACTTCAATCAGGGACGCCAAGAGCGCGGGTGCGAGCGAATCAGCGAGATATATAAGACCGCCAGAGGGCAGGCCCTTCCCGGGCTGGAGCGCCGCCGTGCGTACGAGTCGGCCATGTGTCTGCGCGGATTGCAGGAGGGGAAGTAGATGTTCTCCTGGCTCACAAAAATTCTGACGTACATTCCCGGCATCGGGTCCATCATCGAAAAGGTGACTGGCGCATCCGCCGAAGCAGAGAAGATTCGCGCGCAGATCGAGCTCGAGGAAGCCCGCGCCTTCAAGTCCGGCAAGGTAGCCCCCAGATATGTCCGCGGATACATCCTGAACGGCATCCTCGCCGGTGGCGCTATTGTCCTCGTTCTGTCGCTCGTCTGGCCGGATCTGCTGACCATCCCCCAGGACCTGCTCTCCCAGATGGAGAAGCTGATCCGCGTACTGGGAGCCGAGTAGTGGCGCAGCTCTCCCTAACCAACGTGCTGCTCGGTCTCCTTGTTAGCGTCGTGGCTTTTATTGGGCGGCGCATTATCGAGCGCCTCGACAAGCTGGAGGCGCAGCGCATCGTCTGTGTTCGCGATTTCGCCAAGCAGACGGACAATCAGAACGAGCACAACAAAATCTGGGAGAAGCTGGATAAGCACGAGTCCAGGATTACGAGGCTGGAGACCTCGCACAGGCTATGAACAACGGGCTGACATCCAAGCAGGAAAAGTTCTGCATAACGTATGTGGCAGAGGGAGGATCCCTGTCTGACGCTTACAGGGCGGCCTATAACTGCGAAAAGATGAAGCCTGAGTCTGTCAACAGGAAAGCCGCTGAGCTCATGGCCAACGGCAAGATTTCGGCAAGAATCAGCGAGCTCAGGGCGGAGGCAAGGCATAATGCCGTTGTTACGGTAGAAGAGCACCTCCGGGAGCTTGCCAGGCTTCGCGACCTGGCCGTTGAGACCAGGCAGTACGGAGCCGCCATCAAGGCCGAAACAGCGCGTGGCAAGGTCTCCGGTCTTTACGTGGACAGGCAGGAGAGCAGGGTAGACGCCAGGGTAGTCTACAGCTGGGAAAAAGACTGATGAAGCGCATTGTCATTCCATACAAACCGCGGTACCCGGAAGCGCACGCGGCTATCAGTAAGGCGCGATTCACTGTGCTGGTGGCCCATCGCCGTTTCGGAAAGACGGTGCTCTCGGTTAACCATCTGCTCCGTGCCGCTCTGACGAGCCGCATGGAGAGGCCAAGTTTCGCGTACATCGCACCGTTTCGTAACCAGGCAAAAGCTGTGGCCTGGGATTACCTGAAGCACTACTCCAGCGTGGTAGAGGGAAGGACCGTCAACGAGTCGGAGCTCTCTATTGAGTTCGGCAATGGCGCCAGAATCCGGATTTTCGGAGCTGACAATCCTGATGCTCTGCGAGGTCTGTATTTCGACGGTGTCGTTCTGGATGAGGTCGCCCAGATGCGCCACGAGGTGTGGGATGAGATCGTGCAGCCGGAACTGGCAGATCGTCAGGGCTGGGCCCTCTTCATCGGCACGCCCAAGGGCACGAACCTTTTCTCTGAGATATACGACCGCGCCCGTACGCGGCAGCAGCAGGGAGACACGACCTGGTGCGCCCTCTGTTACCGGGTGGACGAAACGGACGCTATTCCGGCCTCTGAGGTCGAAAGACTGCGGTCCGAGCTTTCCGAGTCCGCATGGCGGCAGGAGTTTTTGTGCGACTTCACGGCGTCCAGCGATGACGTGCTCATCACCATCGACATGGTGACGGAGGCCTGCGCACGCGAAGTGCACCCGGATACCAGTATCGGCATGCCGCTTGTCATGGGCGTGGACGTCGCACGGTTCGGCAACGACGCCAGTGTTATCTGTCTGCGGCGGGGGCTCGCTTGTCTGCCGCCCATGGTCTTCCGCGGGCTCGACAATATGCAGATGGCAGACAGGGTTGCCTTGGCTATCAGCGAAAACAGTCCTGCCTGTGTCTTCATTGATGCGGGGCAGGGGCAGGGAGTTATCGACCGGCTTATCCACATGGGATTTCCGGTGATCGAGGTTCCTTTCGGGGGCAAGCCTCTGAGCGGGAAGTTTGTCAACCGGCGTACTGAGATGTGGTACGGCGTCCGTGAATGGCTGATGGCCGGCGGCATCCTCCCGTCTGACTGTGCTCAGCTCAAGTCAGAGCTCACCATCCCCAGGTATTGGTATGACGCAGCAGGCCGTATCGTGCTGGAGCCCAAGGACCGAATCAAGGAACGCCTCGGGGCGTCACCCGACATCGCAGACGCTCTGGCTTTAACTTTTGCTGCTCCCATTGCCATAGATCAGCCATCTGTACAGAGCGGAGGCTTCGCTCTGGGCTACGAGCCTATGGGGTTCGGAGGACGTAATGCCAGTTACCTTTAACCCTGCCACCAGACAGGATCGCATTTCTGTTTTCTCCACCATGGAGATTGAGCGCACCCTGCGCTTCGTCATGTGGGGCTACGCTGCTCCGACGCTGGGTGACTGGATGGACGCTACTGAGTCGCTGGAGATGTATATCGGCTCCGATGAGCAGGGATTCGCCATGGCAACGTGGGCTTTTCCCCTGCAGGGGCGTGCGCTTCCCGTACATTTTGTTGGGGCGCGCCGGGTCTTTGCCATGGCTGATGAGTACGCCCGCGCTATGTGCCGTATGTGGTTCGATACCCACCAGGAGGCGTCGTGTCTTCTCGGCATCACGCCCAGGCCTTTCGGCCATGTATTCAGGCACTCCCTGCACATAGGCTGGAAGAGGCATGGGGAGATTCCCTGTGCGTGCGTACTTGGAAGCGGCAGATGCGTATCAGCAGTCATCACGTCGCTGGACAGAGAATCCGGAGGTGAAGAGTAATGGGTGCAGGTGGCTTTGTGAGGAAGATTTTCGGCGGCGGAGGCGGCGGTGGAGGTGGTTCCTCCTCCAATGCCCAGGCGGCTGCCGAGGCAGAGGCTGCCAGAAAAAGGGCTGAAGAAGAGAGAGCCCGACAGCAGGCAGAGCTGGAACGTCAGCGTAAGCTCGCTGAGGAGGCCGCTGAAAGAGCCAGGCAGGCGAAGATATACGCGGATAAAGTCGAGCAGGTCCGTCTCTCCGCTGCAACTCAGGATTCCCCCACGAAGGATAGCGGCGTCTCCTCTATGGAGGAGAAACGCAAGTACCGCAGAGGGAACGCTACCCGTCTCACGGGGAACCTGGGCACGGACGGTACGGTTACGACAGCTGCTGGCGCAAGGCTTGGCGGCACCGGAGGGAATCTGTAATGGGGGTAGGACTCGCAATAGGGGCAGGACTTCTTTTCGGCGGTCTGTCTTTCGCGTCTTCCATGATGCAGGCGAAGGCCGCGGCCGAGGCCGCTGACAAGCAGGCCCGCATTGCACGTGAGCAGGCGGAAGCCGCCCGCCAACAGGCTCAGGCCATGCAGCAGCAGGCAGATGCAACCCGCCAGCAGGCCGACAAACAGTCTCAGGCGGCACAGCAGCAGCTCGTCGAGACCCAGCGCTACAACAAGGAGATGGAGTCTGCGCAGTCCCAGCAGGAAGCCGAGGCGGCATACGTACGCGATACAGAGCGCCGCAGGCTCGTTCAGAGGCAGGGTATCTCCGGCACTATTCTCACCAGCGGACTGGGTGGGCTGAGTGACACGGGAAGCAGGACACTCACATCGGGCGTGAAGCTCGGTGGCGGAGGTCTCAATGGCTGATATTTCCTTTAAGGAGGCAAGGCAGCTCTGTAGTCACGTCGAGGGGCTCCGCAACGAGCGCCTCGATGAATGGCGCGAGCTCTGCGCCCTTTTCCTGCCGCACCGCGGGCGCTTCAGGGGTGAAACTCCCGAGGGGCTGCGTGAGCGCCGGCAGTACAACAACCACGCCACGGCAGCGCTCATCGAAGCTGCGGCCATGCTTACATCCTGCGCCACGCCAGAAGGGCTAACCTGGTTCGGACACGATTACCTCGACCCGGCAATGCGTGAGATGTCAGGGGCGCTGGAGTGGCTCAAGAATGTGGACGACATTATCAGGCTGGAGCTTAAGCTGGGCGGCTTCTACGAGGCTATCGACGCCTGCAACCAGGAGCTACTCGGCGTGGGCTGCTGTCTGCTGTCGGTCATGCCTGGACGAAGCAAGCCGCTGATTTACAGGTGCTGCACTGTTGGTACCTACGCAGTGGCGATTGACCGCGAACGCGAACTGGACTGTGTGGTTGAGCACGAATACTTCACGGCCCGGGAGCTGGTGGAGTCCTTTGGCGAGGCCCGCTGTTCCGAGGCGACGCGTAAGGCCGCCACGGAGACGCCGTATAAGATGATTGACGTCACACACATGACCTACGTCCGCAGGCAGGCTCCGATGGAGTCCATGGCCAGTACGGACATGCCTGTAGGCTCAGTCTGGTGGGAACCCGACGGCAGGGACTTTCTGGCCAGGAGTGGGTATGAGTCGATGCCCTATTTTTTCACTGTCTGGCACGACGGCGGGCGTTCCATATACGGAACGGGACCAGGTGACCTTGCCCGGTGCGACCAGCGGCAGGTGAACGCCCAGGAGCTCTACAAGTCCCTCGGTCTGGAGAAGATGATTGACCCGCCGCTCGCCATCCCGGCCAACATGGCGGGGAAGATCGACTCCACGCCGGGAGCCCGCAACGTAGTGGCCTCTCTGCAGGGGACGCAGGCGGTCATGCCGCTGTACTCCGTGGATTTCTCCCGTGCCGTACAGGCAGTCCAGCAGGAGATTCAGATAGTGAGCGGCAGGCTGGATGACATTCTGCTCCGCAATGTGTTTTCTGTCCCGCCCGATGAACTGCTGAAAGGGATGACGGCAACGGCCGTCGTCGCCCGCCGTCGTGCCGCTCTCCAGAAGATGGGACCGGCCATCAACCGCTACGAATCCCGCATCCTTTCCGGAGTCATTGAGCGCACCTATGGGGTGCTTGCCTCTATGGGGCTGATTCCGGAACCTCCATTCCCGGAGGCCGCCAGCCCTCTTCAGATCTCCTACCAGTCTCCTCTTGCTGAGGGTCTGAAGCAGAGCGGTTCAGACTCTATTACGGCGTTTCTGCAGATAGCCCAGCCGATCATCCAGGCTGTTCCGGACTGCGCTGATAAAGTGGACTTCGACCAGGTGCTCGATATTTGCGCGAGGTCTCTCGCTGTAGATCCGTCCATCATCCGATCCGACGAAGACGTTGCGGCCATCAGGAAGCAGAAGGCTGAAGCCCAGCGTCAGCAGATGGAGCAGGAACGCCAGAGGCAGGAGATGCAGCAGGCTGCCCAGCTCGGCAGCGTGAAGACTGAAGGGACACTGGCCGGCGCTCTTATGGGCACCAATCCGGAGGCAGCAAATGCAGGATTCTAACGAGGCCAGGCAGGCAGTCCTCGACCTGCGGGAAGTTATCCTCACGCCTGCAGGATATCGTGTCTTCATACGTCTTCTGCATTCCTTCGGGTACGGCTCTCAGATGACCGTCTCTGAAGAAGCCGTCATCCTTCACAACCTTTCCAACAACATTCTCGCAGCGATACAGGAGGCCGATCCTCAGACGTGCATCGACATGATCGCGGAGCTTCGTGGAATCCTGCCGCTGGTATCGACAAATCAGGAGAAGACCAATGCCTAACGAAAACACCGACACATCCCCCGCCGCAGCTGCGGGTGCAGCCACCGCACAGACTCCTGCAGCCGCGGACCCCACTCCCGCGAATAGCACGGCTCCCGCCGCGGAGACCGATCCCTATACATCCATAGGAGCAGGGACTGGCCCCCAGGGAGCATCTCCGGAAAAGTGGCAGGATGCTCTTCCAGAGTCCATGCGTGAGGCGGCTGGCGGCTTCGCCAGTGCAGATGAGGCCGTGCAGGCCATGAAACGCGGCATGGACTACCATCCTGTAACCAGCGCAGAAGAAGTGGATCTGAAGTTCCCGGAAGGTATCTCCGTAGACGAGGAACAGAATCTCGCTTTCCGGGAGCTCTGCGTCAAAACGGGGCTCACCAGGGCACAGGCGCAGGCCCTTGCTGACTGGCAGATAGAGTCCGAGACAGCCATGATGAAGGCCCGGACCGAGTCAACTACAGAACAGCTCAAGAAGGAGTGGGGTGCTGACTACGTCCGCAGGGACGATCTTTCCCAGCGCGCCCTCCGCGCTCTCGATAAACGGGTCGGCGGACAGAACGAGCTCACCAGCGCACTGATCAACAGCGGTGCATGGAGTCTTGCTCCCGTACGCATGGCGTTCGCCGAACTTGGCGGGCTGATGTCAGAGGACTCTCTGTCTGGTGGCAGAGGCGCTGCCGCTCCGGACGTTCCTGAAAGTCCCGAATCTACATATTCCAGATTTTTTAATCGTGGATAGATAGGAGGAAAATCATGTCTATTCTCGCACAGACGCTCAAAGAGATCGCTATCGACAAGGCGAAAAAGCGTCCCGAACTCGTGGACTATCTTCTCGAGGAAACCCCTGTGCTCGCCAGGGCAAAGTGGATCCCCGCTTCTCACGGCCTCTGGAACGTCGAAGAGGTGCTGAAGGCCGTGGATGGGCCCTCCTGGGTCGACCTCGGCGCACCGCTTCCCGCCATGCAGGCCCGCACCGGCCTCGAGCAGACCTACGTCTCCGTTCTTGGCGGCGAGGTCGAGGTCAGCAAGGACAAGGCTGACCAGTTCGGCGGCCCGTCCAAGTACTTCGCCCGCAGGGAACGCGCCATTATCCGCAAGGCCGGTATGGACACTGAGGCCGCCCTCTTCACGAAGCAGTGGCGTGCCGCCGCGCTCAAAAAAGGGACCAAAATATCCTGTGGAGGGACCACATCCAATGCCCAGTCCACTATCATGGTGGTCCGCATGAGCGACGAGCTTAATACGGGCATCTATGACCCGGCCTGTTTCTCCAGCGGGTATCTCGTGGACATCAGGCCGATTAATGGAGGTCAGGAGTACCATCTCCGTACACAGTCGGGCGTGCTCGGGTATGGCGTGTCCTACCGTGGCCGCTTTGGCTGGCAGCTGCTGGCTCCCGAGCGCACAGTTTGTGCCCTGGTCAACATCGAGGATGGCCATCTTCCCACGGAGATGCAGCTGCAGGAGGCTATCTCCAATGTACGCGGCAGCGCCGCCAGCACTATGATTATCGGTCATCCGCTGGTGCTCGGCAAAGTGTTCGGCAGCCTTAAGCTCGCCAAGCTGGAGTACAGCAACGGGGATACAGCTCTCAACCATGCCGTCACGTCGTACTACGACATCCCGATTTATGGCTCCTACAACCTGCCCAACGGCTCCGAAGCCGTTGTGTCCTAAAGGAGAAAGACAATGGCTTTTGATTACGCCCAGCCCATGAATCACTGGTATGACCAGTACTTCAGTAAAAATGCCGCTCTCGGCAGCACCATAACCTCTGATGCTCTCTGCTGCGGCGGAACTCAGGGCGGCGTCATCGTCGTCGTTGAGGCCGCCACGGGATGCACCATCTCCGGCTCCAATACTGTCAGCCTGACCTTCCAGCACAGTGATACCGCCGATGGCTCCTTTGCTGCCGTATCTCCGGCTGTCTCGGTCTCCGTTGGCGCCGGAACTTTTGCCGCAGGGGACGTGCTTATGCGGGCTATTGTGCCCGCCGGAGTGAAGGATTTTGTGAAGTGTGTCCTCACAGGAACGGCCACGGGCACCGTTAACGTGAGCCTCAACTATCTCGCAAGGTAGGGGCCGGGTTTGGGCGTCCCGACAAAACGCCCGCATACGGTTCATGGAGGGATGGCGTGATAAATTCCCAGACAACAAAAAATCTGTACAGGGGCAATGGGAGCACCCTGTCGTACCCGGTGACCTATCCTTTTTACGAGGCAGAAAACCTGCTCGTGCTGGTGGCAGTCGGAGAGGTCGAGGAAACGCTCTCCCTGGGCGCAGACTACTCAGTTGCCATTAACACGGACGGATCGGGTGGCACTGTCACGTTTACGTCGGCGGAGCGTGTCCCTGCAGGGTGCACAATAGCTATCATGCTTAACATGGCACTCGTGCAGGAACTCGATCTCTCGGCGGTTTCACACATTGATACGGAGAGCCTTGAACAGGAACTCGACAAGCAGGTCCAGTATATCCAGCAGATGAGTGAAGGCCTTTCCCGCGCAGTTAAGACGAACGCCACGTCGGAGATTTCCCCGGACAGGCTCGTATCCAGCCTGTTCGCTGCCAGAGACGAGAGCGTGGCGGCGAAAAACGCAGCCGAGACTGCGCAGGCTTCAGCTGAAGCCGCACAAAATGCGACTGAGGCAGTTGAATCGTCGGTTCTGGAATCTGTCGCAACAGCTACAACCGCTGTTAACGACGCAGGCGCAGCTCAGATCGCTTCTGTGAACTCCGCCGGAGCTGCCCAGGTCAGCAGCATCCAGTCCGAAGGCGCAACCCAGGTAAACAGTGTTACATCAGCTGGCACAACCCAGAAAACGGAGATGCAGTCCCTTGTGAATGCGGCGTCCGGGTATGCAGAACTGGCGCACAGTTATGCCCAGCAGGCCTCTCCTGAAGGCGTTGTTCATATAACCGGTGATGAAACTATTACCGGCGCTAAGACGTTCACCGAGAAATTATTTCTGGCACCTAAAGAAGATGACCGATGGTTGCGAACATACATCTATGGCGCAGAAAATACGCTCAGCCTCAAAATTCAGAACCGGACAATAGATTCGATAACTGACTCTACTGGTTATCCAGCAAGAGGTTCACTTACATTAGAAGGGTATGACTCTGGTCAGGGCAGGTTTTCTCTCTTGGCTCAGAGTAAATATAATACTACTAATAAAAGGTACTATCAGTATCAGCTAGTAGGGACATCTGATGGAGCGTTAACGTGGACTGGCGGGGATTATTCCTCTTTAGGGAAAATAGAGATTGTCGATTCATCTAAAACCACACAAAGTTATGATTCCTCTCAGCTTTCTCAAGAGTATATACGCTATTCTAGCGGACTACAGTTGTGTTGGGGGGTGATTAAATTAAATGGTGCGATATCGAGTTCAAATTTAAAGGTGACTTTCTTACAGCCTTTTTTATGCCAGCCCAGAGTTCTTTCCTGCTCAAATGCAAACAACGGAATTTCCACCGTCATAGTCGGTTGGGAAAATACAACTTATTTCACGATAGGATCCGCGAGTGGCGTATCCGCTAATGGGAATGTCAACTGGCTGGCTATCGGGCCTTGGAAATAGGGGAGGGGATATGACTTTTGGACTTTCGCAGATTTTTGAGGGCGAGTACCCGCCAGAAGCTGTCGAATGGTGCAACCAGAGGGGTAACTGCTACATCACAGAAATCGACGCCGCTGCTGACGGCACCCGCCGCTTCCGGATTGTGGCCATCCCGGAGCCTACTCCCGAGGAGCTGGCTGAGCAGGAGAGGCTTCGTAAACAGGCCGAGGCTGAAGCGGCCAGAGTGCCAGACCTCGAGGCGGCAGTTGCGGAGCTGGGCGTGACTTCCGCCTCCGACAAAGAAGAATCGGACGCGGCCGCCCTTGACCTCGCCGCCTACGCGGCTGAACTGGAACAGCGGATTGCCAAACTGGAGAAGAAAAATGGCTAAGATTTACTACAGAATGATCAAAACCGGACGCATGACTATTGACGAAGTACCCACACGCTGGAGAGCGGCCGTGCAGGCCCTTCTCGATGCAGACGAGTAGGGAGGCGCTGTCATGCCGGGAATGAACCGCTCGACTATCATTAACTCGGCTCTCCGCAGGCTTGGCGGAGTTGATACCAATATCCCCACCGGCGGGACCAATCCTGCCAACTCTCAGGCTGAGGCCGCATATACTTCCGTGGTTCGCCGTGTACTTTCTGCCTATGGCTGGGGATTTGCCACGAGATACAGGGAACTGGCTGAAGTGGCAGAACCGCCCCTGTTTGGCTTCACTAAGGCTTATCAGCTTCCGTCCGATACTGTGCGCCTCGTGAGTGTGCATGCCGGGATGCGGGATGACGGGGGGGATACACATGTCTGGCTCCATCACCCGGAGCCTCCGCATGTGCGGTCAGGGCGCATTATATACTGCTCCGTTCCCCGGCTCTTCGCTCAGGTGGTCGAGACCGGGCATGAGGAAGACGCGCACGAGCCCTTTCTTGACGCCTGCGCCTATGCTCTGGCCATAGAGATAGCGCCAGCTGTTGCACACGGAGGAATTGATGTGAAGTCTCTGGTGCAGTTGTACAGCATAGCATTGGAGCAGGCCATGACCTTTGATGCCGGAGAACAGAAGCCGGAGCAGATATCCCCTGTACACGAATCGAAAATACTGCGCATGCGATTTGGGCGCGGAGGCTTCTGATGCCGATACATATTCAGAATGTTCTCAACGGCGGGGAGATAGGGCCGATGTGCCGGGCCAGGGCCGACCAGCCGCGATACAGGAGCGGGTGTCAGACGCTTCAGAACTTCCTGCCTATGCCGCAGGGCGGCGTAACCCGCAGACCGGGGCTCGTCTATCTGGGCGAGGCGGAAAGTGCTTCGTCGAGACTCATCCCCTTCGTTTTCTCTGAGACACAGGGGCGGATTCTTGAGTTCGGCGAGAAGACCATGCGGATATGGATGCCGAATGGCACGCAGGTGGCCACGTCTGACGGAGGGATCTTTTCCGTCGCAACGCCGTATGCGGCGGCGGATCTTGCCGACCTGCGCTTTGCACAGTCGGCTGACGTTATCTACTTCGCTCACAGGAAGTATCCTCCGCACAAGCTGAGCCGCTATGCCGACAACGACTGGCGGTGGACACAGCTTACTTTTTCCCCGTCCATCGGAGCACCAGTGAACCCTTCGGCTGCCATTGTTGGTACGGGGCTTGAAAATAACGCCAGCACGAGGACATATAAGTATGTCGTGACGGCAGTTGACGACGATACCGGACAGGAATCCGCAGCATCCTCAGCCGCCACCGCCACAGGTGAGTCCCTGACGTCGGCATATGGCGTGAGGATTTCGTGGACCGCTCCCGCGGGGACCGTTGCCGAGTATCGGATTTACAAGCTCAAGGGCGGCATTTACGGCTTTATTGGCAGAGCGAAGGGAACCACCTCATTTGAGGATTATAATATTATCCCCGACGATGGTGACACGCCTCCAACGTATAACACTCCTTTCAGCGGAGAAGGCAACTACCCCGGACTTGTTTTTTTCCATCAGGGACGGCTGGGATGGGCTTCTACCGATAACCAGCCCATGACTGTCTGGCTGTCCCGCTCGAACGAGCTGGAGTCGCTCGCCGAATCAGTCGTCCCCAAGTCTGATGATTCTATCGAAGTGACGCTGGCAGCTACGCAGGCAAATGCTTTTACGTGGCTGCTTCCGGACCGCACTGCGCTCTGTGTCGGCACGACGGGGAACGAGTGGACGCTGGAGCCGTCGGGAAGCACCATCCTCACACCTGGCAATCCGGCATTCAACAAGCAGACATCGAACGGCGGTGAGTCCCTTCACCCGCTCTACGTTGGCGGTAGCGTCATCTATCTTCAGCGCGGATCCTCTGCGGTACGGGCGTTCGCTTACTCCTACAACGAAGACAAGTACGTGGGGCAGGACATCACTATCCTCTCCAGGCATATCCTGCAGGACGTGACTATTAAAGCATGGGCGTATCAGCAGGAGCCGTATTCCATCATCTGGGCAGTCATGAGCGATGGCACCATAGCGACGTGTACGGCCATGTTTGACCAGCAGGTTATAGGATGGGCAAGGCACAAAACTAATGGCAGGGTGCTTGACGTCGTGACGATCCCCGGGGCCACCGATGACCAGATGTGGTTCCTCGTCGAACGCAGAGTTGGTGGGGTATGGCATACATTCGTTGAGAAACTGGCCCCGTTCTTTGACTCGGATGATCTCGGAGACGCCGTTTTCCTCGATTCCTCTCTGAGCTACTCGGGGGATCCCATTGACCACGTTACCGGGCTCATGCATCTCGCAGGGGAGACTGTTTCCGTGTTTGCCGACGGCGGTACCGTGGAGAACGTTACGGTCGGTACCGATGGTTCATTCGATTTACACAAAGCTGCCGGTTCTATCACGGTGGGCCTGCCCTTCACGTCACTCATGGTTCCATCCCGTCCTGAGCTGGATCTTCAGACGGGAAGCACGATGATGCACAACCGCAAGGTGTCAGAGCTGAGGCTCAGGGTCTACCGCTCGATGTCCTTCGAGATAGGCATTGATGAGGGCAGGACTTTTCCCGTCGTGGACCGCAATGTAGTGAGCGGAAAGTTTAAGACGTCGCCTTTCTGGATGGAGGGAGTCAGCGACCTCTCTTTCGTTCTTGCTGGAGCGTGGAGCGCTGACAGCGTACCGAGGTTTGAGGTGAGCACTCCTACTCCGCTTACCATCCTCGCGATACTGACCACCATGGATGTCAGCCCCAACGTGGGCAGATAGGAGGAGAGTATGGGGCTCAGCCCAATGGGAATGATGGGCGCCGGTATGGCTTTCGGGGCCTTGTCGGGTGGTCTTCAGTCCTACGTTGGAGGTGTGCAGCAGAACGCTGCCTTCACTGTGCAGAGCGCAAACGCGCAGCTCCAGGGAGCGCAGACAGAGATTGCTGCCGCCCAGGCGCTGGTTCAGGCCGAGGATGCACGCTATCAGGCGACCATGTCTGACGTACAGGCCCGGCAGACAGAGGCTGACAGGGACGTTGCCAGAGTCAATTATACGGTTCAGCTCTCGCAGATTGCAAAAGCGAGGGCTGCGCAGAGCACGAAGTACAGGACGGCGCAGGCCGACACCAGGGCACGCATGGGAGCCGCCAATGTGGACTCCTCCAGCGGGAGTGCCCTTTCTGTACTCACGGGCAACGCAGCGCAGTACGGGGCGGCCATGGCAGAGAGCTCCGTTCAGAGAGCGCTTGCCGACTATGGCTACGGACTCACAGATACGAAAATCAAGACTCAGGCCCTTATGCAGAGGAACCAGGCGGACTATCTGCGTAAAACGGGGTCCTTCTACGACAGGACGTATGGCTACACGATGAGGCAGGCTGGCTACTACTATCAGATGTCCGGGCTGTACAGCAGCATGAAGACAGGTACCGCTGGTCTCATTCTGAATGCTCTGGGGGCGGCGGGTATGGGAGCCGTGCAGGGCGGCATCATGTCTGGCGGCCTCAACGCTCTTTCCGGAGGCAGCAACGCTGCAGGCGCGGCCAAATCCGGGACCATAGTCAAAAACGTCCCGGCGAAAGCAGGTACGGGGGCGGCGGCATCCGGATTGGGGACTTCCCGTATTAGTGGCATCGCCAACAGCATTCTCGCGGCATACAGGAGATAGGATATAATGAGAAACAACATGGGTGGCGCCACGCAGTACATGAATGACACGGGGCTGAATCCCGTCAGCGCCCCATCCAGCCAGACGGGTACTCCCGGTCCGGCCAGCGTGTCTTCGCCGGGAGGAGTGAGTGGAGCAGGCAATGCGTCAGCCCCTCTGTTCGCCTCAGCGCTGGGGAATCTCCAGAGACTGGAACGCTTCGGGACGACGGTCATTGCCGCCATCGACAGGCAGAGACAGCAGGACGAGGATGCAGAAATCGTGAGCCGCATCGCCGGCATCCAGCGTCAGTCCCTGGAGTATCAGACCCAGTACAGGCAGGACCATCAGGGGCAGTCAGCTCTCTCTGCAGGCAGGGACTATGCCTCTCACGTAGACGGACTTTTTGACTCCCTCGCCAGGGAAGATAAATGGAAAGGCAACCGCCGCGTGCAGGATGCCCTGCGTGCCAAGAAGGCCGAGTACGGGGCGGTAGCTTTCGCCCGCGGCTCCATCTATGCCGACCAGCAGAGGCAGGCCTGGTACGAGGACCAGCGCAAGGTGGCCGAGCAGGGCTTTTCCGCTGCCGTGGCCAGTGGTGACGGGACTACGTCCCAGCAGGCGAGGGATAACTGCGTAGCCCTGTGGCGTATCCAGAACCCAGGGCGGGACAGCAGTGCGTATGAGTTTGAACTGGAGAACAAGGGAGCACGCGGAGCCCTCGACCTTATGGTGGCCCGGGGAGACGGCATCGCGCTTAATGGTGCTATATCCAGATTCCAGCCATATCTCTCCGCGACCGAACTCGCCAGGTACAAGGGGACTGCCGACGCTCTGCTGGAGAACCAGATTGCCGGACGTATGTCCGCAGGGGATTATGAGGGAGCTGCAGCGCTTGGGCGTCAGGCGCTCGGTGGGACCGGTCTTCAGGGGTCCAGGTCCATGACAGGATATGGCGTTCTTGCCAAAAAATATGAAAGCGGCGGCGAGGGCGTCGGCCATGTGTCGCAGGGATTGCAGGCGACCGATGGCAATGATTTTGGCTCCTGGTCTTTCATCACAAAGGGAGGAGCCAAATCCTCGGGAGCCGAATTCCTGCGCTGGTGCGCAGGGCAGGGCGAATTTGGTTCTAGGGTGGCATCGACATTCGACGGGATATTCAACGGCAATTGGGACAATATCGACAGGACAGACCTGTGGGCGAAGGGCGGTGCTGCGCGTCAGGCCTGGAAGAAGCTGGCAGACGAGAACCCCGGGGCTTTGGAACGCCTTGAGGATGCATTCGTCAGCAGGCGGTTCAATGCCGTCATTGATAAGCTCAGCCCTCAGGCCCGGGAGGCGATTCGTACGAATCCGGCTCTCATGGAGATGGCTATTTCCACTATCAACCAGCACAAAAGCGCCATCAGTATTCTCAATTCCTGTTACGACGCAGACCCGGAGACGTATGGCCGTAAGGTGTACGCCATGCGCAGCGACCCCAAACGGTTCGCCGCAACCGGAGACCCTCATATCGGCGAGAGGCGATTCTCCCGTGAGCTCCCTGACTTCCTCGGCATGCTCCATAGCGGCGGCGTCGGCGGCGGCCCCATCGTCACCAGCGATGTCTCCCGCAAAAACATTGAGGCCCGTCTGAACAACGAGCTCCCCGGCATGCGTATTCTCAAGGATACCGAAGGAATCACAAGCATTGAGGACCGTGAGGTGGCGGCTCTGGAGGCAGTCTCTCAGCTTCCTTTCGGCCAGCGGGACCAGGCGCAGACCATCGTCACGAGAGAGCTGAACTTTATGAAGGCCCAACGGGCGGCCGGGGAGGCTAAGGCGATGGCTGATTTCTGTTCCCTTGCCGCCTCTCAGCAATGGAGCCCGGTAGAAATTGGCCGTCAGATAGACGCTATGGCGTCAAGCGGCAAATACCGGCCCGAATTTATCAACAGGCTCCGCTCTCTGGAGCAGAGTAACAGCAGGGAAGAAACTTCCCAGCAGAAGAAGAACGCCCTCTCTCTGATGGCGTCTGTAGATGCGAACCTCGCTGCAGGCGGAGAAACCGTGAACTACGACACTACGGATATAGACAAAGCCTTTGCCAGTGGGGATATCACCTTCACCCAGCGGAACAATATCATCGAGTACGCCAGAAACGGCGGAGCAAGAAAGAACGTCACAGTCGAAAACGTACAGGATATCTACCGCAGGCTCACCGGCGACAGGAAGGCGGAGCTTCCTCCTGAGCTCTTCTCTCAGGTGTATGACAGACTCAGTAAGGTACAAACCACCGGTAAACCCATCGACAACGAGGCCATCAGCCGTGTTGTGTCTGAGCTTCTGACCCCGGTTCAGTACGACCGCAGGTTCTGGTGGGATGGAGAGGAACCGGCTTACGAGGCAAATGCAAAAGGACACAGGGTAGTCGGTATGACCGTCCCTGCATACAGGCTTCCCGCCATCAAAGCCCTGATGAAGCAGAAAGGGTACAGCGACGCACAGATAGCGGATGAGGCGCTGGTAAGGCAGTTTTACGCCGCGTATATGCAGCAGAGGAGCAGATAGATGTACGAAGCAGAATTTCCGGTTCCCGCGGGAGCCCCTGCAGCCGCACAGACAGAAGATACGGGAGACGCTTCCCGTTTCATGGCCGGCAGCCTGCCTCTTGATGGTGCCGGCCCCATGGGCATTATCTATGACAGGGAGCAGGAGCTGTATGCCGCAGTCCCGGCGCTGGACGATAACGGCCCCATATCCACAGAACGTCAGACCGCGAATTATATGTCCGGGAAGAAGGCGTATGCCTTTTTCGACTCCGAGGAGGACGCCAGGGCGTGGAGAACCCAGCACACTACGCCTGAGGCTGTCAGCGCCGCGCGCAGGCAGCTCCGTTCCCAGATGCTCCTGTCCAGGGGAATCACGCCCGAACAGATTGCCAGGGATAAGGCCGTGGCCTCCCGCCTCGGCATATCGTTTGACCTCTACCGGTACAACCGCGATGAGCTGGACGACGAAGATGCCGCCCGCACCATTGAGCGGTATGATGGTCTGACGGGGTATGCCGCCACCAGCCCCCTCGCTGCTGCATATGTACGCAGCGATCATGTGGCTCTTGCCTCTGTCGAGGAGCTCATAAAAAGGAGCGGCCTGGACGGAGAAATCCGTGAGTTCAGAGAACCAGGTCTCATGCACTCCTATGACCTGGGCACGAAGCAGGCAGAGCTCGCCAGGCTGGGCAATGCATACGCAGCAGGCACCGCCACGCTGGAGGATATCGACAGGGTCAAAGCTCAGATAGCCGATCTCAGCCGCATGCCATCCACGAAGTTGTTCACGGAAAAGCCAGGGAGCGGCAATGATATTATTGCTGAGGCTGGTAACTGGCTTGCGGATACGTTTTCCTTTTCCAAATTTATGGAGCAGGTGCCTACTTCCGTAGGCGCACAGGCCGCGTCTGCGGCTGAAGGCCTTGGCATGACGCTGTCCCTTGCCGCTGCCGGAGCAAAAGCAGGAGCCGCCGCAGGGACTGCTGCAGCCCCTGGTCTGGGAACAGGCGTAGGTGCGGCCATTGGTGGTATCACTGCGGGAGCTGCCGGCCTCGCCACTTACATGGTCAGGTCCGGGCAGCGCACGTACGAACTTGAACGCGGAAGCCAGATTGCATCGATGCTGGAAGAGAAGGATGCCGACGGCAACCCCCTTCCAAAGGATGTCGTTGTGGCCGCGGCATCGCTTTACGCCGCCATTTCCACAGGCGTTGAACTTGGAAGTGATGCGGTCTTCGCCAGAGTGCTTGGTCCGCTGGCCGGGAAGCTGGCAGGGTCCGCAGAGGCGAAACAGACGGCGCGTGCAGCCATCATGCGTGCTGCCAGGGACAAGAATCTGCAGGGGGCTCTTGTCGATGCTGGCAGGCGCATGGGCGCGCTGACCGTTACGGAAGGCAGTGAAGAGGCTATACAGGAAGGGGCCGCAATCCTCACCGAACAGGCTGCCAAAGCGTATGCCAATGCCAGCCGTGGACAGAATTTCGACATGACTCCTGATCCGGCCAGGACCAGGGAACGCCTCTCTGATGCCTTCTGGGGCGGCGCCGCAGGTGGTTTCTGGATGGGGGGCGGTCCTGTTATCGCCATGTCGGCACTCAATATCGAGGCCGCGCATGCCGCCCGTAAATTCGCTGACAGGCAGGTGGCCATTCACGAGCGCGTCATGCAGACGCAGATGCGTTCCCTTGACGCAGGAGCCACCATGTCGGCGCTGGAGCACATGGGTCCGGAGATGTCCGAAAATATGGTCATCCCTCTGGACGCAGCCGTTGCTCTCCATCAGGAGGGTACGGATATCCTCACCCCGCTTGGACTTTCTCTGGAGACGGCGCAGGACGGTGCCGCCAAAGGTATGTCCATTACGGTTCCGCTGTCGGCCATGCATGCCACACTGGATTCCCAACAGTTCAGGAGCGCGGCCGAAATAATGCACCGTGGCGACGAGGCTGCCAGCGCGTCTGATGCCAGCTTTTCCGCGCAGGATTTCAGTGAGGCGCTGGCACAGGCCGCCTCCGACATGGACGCCATGGCCGCCGAGCGCGAAGGCGTGGCTCATCTATCCAAGGAACAGATATCCGACCTCGATGCAGCGCAAGGAGAAATGCGTGATCAGCTCGTTGCGGCTATCGGGTCCCAGCCCAACCTGAAGGCTCAGGCCGAGGCCATTGGCGGGGTTCAGCAGTATGCCGGCGCACTCCTGGAGACGTGGCGGCGCTGGGCCCTCCAGATGAGCCGGCGCACAGGAGAGAACCCCGCCGATATCTACCGGAGGATATCCTTCTCCGGCGGCCAGCAGATAGCCCAGTCCAACCCTGCCAAAGGTACCACCGGCGTGCAGGGCGTTACTTTCGGAGCCAGGTTATCCGGAGAAGACCCAGCGCAGGTTAAAGGGCTCACCAATTCCGGAAGTGTCTCATCTATGGACAGGAATATGGGGAGCGTGCTGTGGCAGGAGTCTGACAGTGAAAGGTTTGAGCGTGACGATATAGAGAGGGAGCCTGACTCGGCAATCGCTTCTGTGGTTGAAGATAACGGCGTCGACATCCCTGAATTTAAAAAGCAGAAGGAACTTGCAGAGTGGCTGTTCAACCACTTTGGGATCACTGGCGACGTGGAGATAAAGTCCACTGGCAAGACAGTACGAATAACAAAGACTGGAGTCAGGGCTTCATTCAAGCGCAATAGAGAACCTGGACACCAGACGTCGTACACGATGCTGGACAGGCTCATTGCGAGCTCTGAATACGATCATTCCGAAACTGCCGATGGGCAGAAGAAGCATTCCAGAGTGGGTGGGCAGGACGTGTACCACGCCGCCTACAGACTGAATGGCAAGCTATACGCTGTGCGTCTTAAGTTTGACATACCTTCGGGTTCCGAAGTGGAAGTTCGAAAAAAAGTCCACAAGGAAGAGAAAATAGAGGACGATAGATATAAAGACCACTCGTTGACTGAAATACAAATCGCGCCTGCTACCGTTCACGATGGATTCGAGGGCCATCCGGTAACAAGCGCGATTCGTGGGGTAACGTTAGGCATTCTCCGTGGCAATGTCAATGCTACGCAGATGAAAGATGGAATTCTGTCGCAGGACGCCGAGAAGGTTATCAACGGCCAGGTACGCTTCAACGAGGGCGAAGGCAACTACGTTGTAGAGCTCTTCAAAACTGCCAACCTGTCCACGCTGGCCCACGAGATGGGGCACATCTACTTTCTCGAGATGCAGAGAGCCGTGGAGAATGGCCTTGCCGACGAGTCGATGCAGAAAGACTACGGGAAGCTGTGCTCCTATGTCGGTGCCAACCCCGGTACCCGCTGGACTGTCGGGCAGAATGAGAAACTGGCCCGCGCCTGGGAGACCTACCTGCGCGAGGGCAGGGCACCCAGTTCCGTACTGGAAGAGGCGTTTGCCAGGTTCCGCCAGTGGCTCACGAAGATCTACCGTGAGCTCTCCATGCTCAACGTTGAGCTGAACGATGAGGTGCGGGGAGTGTTCGACAGGATGCTGGCCACTGACGCAGAAATTGAGGAGGCCACCATTCAGCACGGCCTTGTGGATCTGACCACCGGCGAACTCGACGCTCTGGGCGTGACGAAGCCCCAGCAGGAAGTCACACGCAGGGTCATTCAGACAGCCAAAGCCATAGCCGCACAGCGGCTGCAGGAAAAGCGGGAATACGAGCGTACCCAGCGTCTGGCCGATTACCGCAGGCAGGCCGCCAAAGAGGTGGATGCGCTTCCGTCCTCTCAGGCCAAAGCGGCCATGCGGAAGACCCCTCTCAATAAGGATGCACTTACCGCTGCCGTAGGTGAAGAAGCCACCCAGGAGCTCATGGCCAGAGGGGGCGGTCTGGTCAGCGAAAAGGGAGAGGCCGATCCGACCATTCTTGCTGCCCGGCATGGCTATGCCAGTGCCGAGGATATGATTTCCGACATTATCAGTAGCAGGACGAAGAAAGAGGCAGTCGAGGAAATTGCCCAGGCAATGGAGGCAAAGTACGAGGCTCAGTATCAGGCCATCGACGAGGTGGTGGCAACGGAGGGAGTTCACGCCCATCTCGCCGCCGTCGGCAGTGCACTGGCCAGGGTAGCCGGACGCGCCTATGTCCAGCAGCAGGCCATTGCAGCCATCGCCGCTGAGACGCTTGCCGGTATGAATATGTCTGACGTTATGCGGCCTGCGTCCTTTCGGGCGAACATGCGCAATGCCCTCCGTTCGGAGCGCAGGGCCATTGCTTCGGGAGATTACACTGCGGCCATCGAAGCCAATACCGGGATCCGTATTTAG